AAAACTGCACTAAGACCTTTCACACAAATAATATTAACAGTAGTAGATTTTGTCAAAGGTTTTTATGATGGATTCACCGGTGAAGAAGGAACCATGAGTGATAAAATACTTGCAGGTATTGAAGGTGGATTTATTGGTGTCATTAAAGGAATCACCGAAGCATTTGATTTATTGTTTATTACAATCCCTGCTTGGTTACTTGAAAAATTTGGAATGCAAAACGCTGCTGAAGTCTTAAGAGGATTTTCTCTTACAGCATTAGTAGATCCGATCTGGGCAGGTATCAAGGGCATTGTAACCTTTGTCGGTGACCAATTCATAAATATGAAGGATATTATTGTAGGCTCATTTACTATCCAGCTAACAAGAATTGTAAATGGGTTTAAAAAAGGATTTGAACGTTTATCTAATTTCATTGCTAACTTAGGCGATGAACTATATTTAATGATTGCAAAGAATTTTAGATTTAGATTACCTGAAGTATCAATTGATATGCCAGGTTGGCTAGGTGGTGGGAAGTTTACACTTATCCCTAAAATTGATGTCGGAGTTGGTACTGCGGAATCTATCGCTGCAACTGAAGAACAGATTGATCGTCGTAATGCTAAATCTGAAATGAAAATTCGTGCATTGGATAAAGAAGTTGCAGATATGATGAAAGCCCAGCAAGATAGACTCGCTGAGCTTAATAGTGCTTTCCAAAATCAGGTAGTTAATGCTGTGAATAATAGTACTAATACTCAGAATAATACTCAGAACACAGTTCTTAACGCACCTCAAATGCCGGCGACAATGGATGTCGCACAACCATTTTAGGCTGCATCATCATTAATTAATTTTGAGAAGTATGACATGGTGTCATCATCATCGTTAGATGATAACTCTTCTGCTGTAGAAGCAGGAGTTTCTTTGAATGTTGGAGCAGGTGCTTCTTCACCCAAACGAATCTCATCATCAATCTTAGGTGCACCAGCTGAGGCAGCTGAACCTAACACTGATTGCAACTTCGCTTGCAACTCATCATAAGACTTATATTGCTTAGGATCAGTAAACTCACGAATATCATGCATAGAGTTATAAATCGTTTCTAACTCATCATCATCTTGACTCAATGGTGATGGATTAGCAAATTCTGATTTATCATAGTTACGATAACCTTCAACATCACGAATCTTTAGTTTAAAGTTAGCACCTTCCCAAAAATCAAATGGGTTAAGTGGCGATTCATCTGCAAACTCTGGTTGCATAGCATCCATAATTTTATCAAAGATTTTCTTACCATATTGGAAAAGAAATACCTTACCTTCATTTGCAGGATTACCAGGATCACTTACTACATAAATGTTTGAAACATAATGTAGTCGACGTTTTTGACGACGAGCAGTTTCCTTATCAGACTCAAGTCCAGTATTCCAAAGACGACTATTTAGTTCGCCTACAGGATCTTGTTGACCGATAGATGTAAGAGATTTTTCGATATACCATTTACCTGTTGGTCCTTTAAACCCATGATCCCAATAACGATTCCAAGGTAAGTCTGAACCTTCAGAGGCTGGTAAAAAACGAATAACAGCATAACCATTATTCTGTTTGTCAACCGTGGGCTTCCATAGACGAGTGTCTTCATAATTACTTTTCTGAGTTGTACCAGTAGCTTCTGCCGCTGCTACCAACTGATCAATTTTACCACGATTACGTTTTAAATTTGCAAAACTCATATTTTTCTCCGTATTGCTGAAATATTGCTGTATTATTATAAGTTATATACACTGAAATGTACACTACTATTTATTCAAAATACAAAGTATTTTGACGAGGCAAAAAGTTTAACCGCATTGCCTCAGCTTCAATCTTCTCCTTAATAACAGGAGAGATGAATTTCTTTACGTCTTCAGGGTCGATATTAGTTACATTACATGCTTCTACTACTGCATCAATATATCCAAGCTTTTTATCAACCACTTGCTTTTCGACTATCTTACTAAACTTAGATTTATTCATAAACTCTGCTTCTATCATGCTTCCTCTACTTCTGGATCTAGACCTGTGTAAGTGTATCCTAAGTCTTGATAGAACACACCATATGAATATTTTGGAGTACCATCTTTATAATAAGCAGGCACTACACAACGATAACGAACCTTATGTTGTTGATACTCGCCATAAAACAAGTCAACATATTCACCAGTACTTAAGTACTTTTGAAGATTATTGATGTATGCTTGAATATGAGCCACTTTTGTTTCAGCACCTTTTTCTTTCAAGCGTAATGATTTCTTAGCAGCAGCCAACTCATCTTTCTGAGTCTTAATCCAATTCTGAACTTTACGAAAATAGAACGGATCATCCTCAGGACGATTCAAAGCATTTGGATGAATACTCTTATATTGGGGTGGATTCTCACGCATCCGCTTTTCACGAGCTTTTGCTAATCTTTCAACTGCAGCTGCTTTCTGTTCAGGCGACATTGGTTTGCGTTTTTTACGAGCCATTGGCTTCCTCCTTCATAATATAATACTATTCTACCACATTTGTGACCAAATGTACAATAAAAAGTTTTGTTGGAAATCAATTACTTGTCATCAAGTTGAAGAAGTTCTATTTCTCCGTTCTCGTCTTTTTGCCATCTAACAAGATTATTATTTACGAGATACATTATCGTTAGCTCAATTACTTCATCTTTACTTTGATTTTGAAGTTCTCTGCCAATCATAAAACAACATACAGATGCTGCAGCAAATAACGTCCATAAAATCATAGTAGTAGAAATAATCATAAGCAACTCCTTCTTTTACTAATAGTATTTATAACCATTCCACAGTTACAACACGATCAAGCCTAAAACTACGCCAAGCATCTTTTTCAAGATCCCATACAGCTAAAACCTCATCATTAGCACGACGTTCAGAAATGTATTCTTCAACATCCATTTGATCTGGCAATAAATCTTGCTGTAAAGTACACTCCATCACACGTTCAGTCCCATCCATTTTCATGAATGTAATACGACCTTTACCTTTTTTAAGCTGAGACACTAATTCAGCACGAACATATTCCATCATTTAATTCTCCTATAATCCATCTATGCGTTCTAAAACATATTTTAATTTTTCAACTTTATTTTTTCCTGCAAAATGCCAGAATCCTGCATACTTATCTTCTTCTATCCATTCTCTATCTTCTATATTTTCTAATAGATAATTGTAATGCCTGTCAAGCATTTCTGGCTTAATTTTTTTATGATTGGTCATCCATTGTCCAACAGTACGCTCATCAGTCGTATTGTAAAATATATCATCATAAAGAATATGATCCATCATTCTTTTTTTAATATAGTTTGCTAAATCTAAAGCAGCTTCTTTCGTTAAGATTTGAATCCCACCTTCACACGCACTAAATGTTTCTGGATCTTCTCCTTTAGCCCATCTTTCAACAGCTTCTTTTGGCCAAACCACGCCTTTAATATAATTTGTCTCTGGTAATGGCTTGGCATGTTTAGTCAAATAAAAATCAGAATCTAAAAAAACAATATAATCAACATCATCATCTTTATGCTTTAAAGCTGATAATTTATCATGATAAAGATTTCCAAATTTATTTCCACGTTTTTGATTTAACATTTCAATTAAATCATACTGTTCTCTATGAACAACGTGACTATACCCATTTTTTTCACAATACTTATCAACTGAAGGTATAAGCAAATTGTTATAAAGATAATCTAATTTTTCGGGAGCGCCACCCCATGATTTATCTTTATGCTCAGGATTAGGGTTTCCCCACCAAGAACCTGTTTCTACAAAAGATTGAATAATTAAATACTTTGGCATTAACCTAGTCCTAATTTTTCCATTTCATCAAGAGCATCTTGTCGAATACCACGATAAATTATTCCGCGACGAGGTTCATCAACACTATTTGACATAATACTATGCATGCAATTACCATAAAAACATGCAAAGCCTCCTACTTCGACAGAAGGTTGAATATAATTATCTTGAAAGAATTGAAAATTA